TGAAGTGTAAAGATGGTATTGACAAAATACTCTGCATTTCTTTATTGTAGTTGACATCTTTGGTACGATTCAAACGATTCTTCTCCAAACAATTTGTGAAAAACATTTTAAGTGATTTGATATCTTTTACTGGCATACCATGTTCCTTTCCGTATCTTTCAGCATAAGAATGTAGCAACTGCCTTTTGATATTTTTATCCAGCTTCATCCAGGATTCTGTTTTATTGTGTTGACGTTCTTGCTCCAATATAGAATCTATATTTAACAAGTTGGCCTCTTCTGGCATGGAAAGCATTTCTTGATTATTTTCTAAACTCATGTTTAGCGCGTTGTCTTTAAATATTATATCAATAAATGTTTATTACCTTTTATTAAGTGTTTATTTTTCCGGCCTCTTTTACGGAGTTTTTGTCTATCACGACTTCTTTCATTATGTTTTTTACGATTTTATCATCTTGTTTTTCTTCATCATTCCCTAGAGTATGAAGTGAAATTTTGACAAATTCATCGTTTTCTTTGGAATCCATAACTGTGCATTCGGGATTTTTTTCTTGCCAATCAGGAAGCATCTGAATTTTTTTATTCTGGATTTCTTTTATTGTTTGTTTTATCTTACTGTTTTCTCGTGTATCTTTTTCCCATCTATTTTCATCTTTTATATATACAATCTCTCGTTTTGCATCTGTGCAGTGTATTGGACGTTCATTTTCATCTAAATCACGTAATGCTTTGACAAATACACGACTAATCCCATCTATGTATCCTAGACGACCAGTTTCTTGCAAGTCGTTTAAAGAAAGTTGTATGGAATCTACAAAATCGGTCAAATTTAATGCGTTTTTACACTGTTCGTTCAAAAAGAACTGGAGATTGAATGTCGTATTGTTTGTATTGTTGACGTTGTTGTTATTAATCGTTTTTCCTTCTTTGGCAACCTCTAATAATTGATTCTGCAAGTTTTTATTATGATGATGCTGCTCAACAATAAGTTCTTTAAATTCTTGATTTTGTTTAATTAGCTCAAATACAATATTTGGATCTGATGGATCACAGTCACTCATTTCTGATAATTGTGGTTCTTCTTCTTCTTTTTTTTTTGGAAAGCATTTTTTCTTATGATACCATAAACTATTATTTGCATTAAATTCCTTATTGCAATTGGTGCAAATATAAATTTTGGGTAAAAGGGGTTTTTTTGGATTCAAATCATTCAATTTTAGGTGCTTTGCTGTCCCGATGTGTCTTGACCAATCTTTTTTGTTATGAGAACTGAAGTTACATTTTTCACAAAAAAACTTGGGTTTTTTTTGGGGAGAAATCATTCTATAATATTCTATATTTATAGAATAGAAAAAAACCCCTAAATCGTTTTTTTTAATATACAAAAAAATCCTCAGTAACACAACATACCTAATTTTTTTTGTATTTAAAGCAGAATCAGGCAAAATCAAAAAAACGAAAAAAAATCAAACAAAAGTAAATCTAAAAAAACGATTTTGGACATTTTAAAAATGTCCATTTTCAAATTTTTTAAAAAACTTTTAAACAACTTTTTACACTTTTTTTTTAATCTTTAATAAAATACTTCAACATATCCTTAATGGGACCATTTACGTGTAATAATTGAGGATTACTATTTCTGTATTTCAAAGCATTACCGTCATATTTAAAATATTCGGTATTCATATTATATGAATTGAGAAATAGTTCGTTGTTATAATCTAATTTTATCATATTTGTATTTTCCAAGTATTTTATCGTCCAAAACAACTGATCATCGTCTTGATCATTATAATTATAATCATGTAAGAACGAGCGTAGAGCCCACACTCGTCCAATATACAAACCACTATTCAAATAAGAAAATTCTTTGGATCGATCTTGATAACGCTTTGTTTGACTCGGATCAGGATTACATTCTGTCTCTGCACCGAATACAATCGGATAATTCATTTTTTCAAATCGTTTTATAATTTCCTTTTGATTTCCACAATATACAACATCGTATGCATCTGTAAATAGTATAATATCACTATTGTTTAATTTAGGATTTTCTAAAAATTGCTTTACTTCACGCAGTTTGAGTCCAAAGTTGCCTTTAGCATTCCATCCAATCGATCTATTTTCTTGTAATCCTAAAACATGTATTTCTTCGTCGTTTTTTTGTACTGTTTTAATGATGTTGTTTAAAATAATGTGCGGTTTTGTTGCAACGGTGATATAGTAAAACATTCGTATATAGTCTAAATACATATATATTTTGTGTTTAAATGAGTTACGATAGTTTCGTATAGCAATATATATGTCAGAATCAGAAATAGATGTGGGTTCAATAAATCAGGAAAAAGACGAATTAAAAATGTATCGAAATAAAGACGCGAAACAATTGAAAAACAATCTATTAAAAAAAACGCGACCATATTTTGAGATTTGTAAACGAAATATCAATAGTGAGAAGAAGAAGAAGTATGAAATCAACGAAAAAATATTAGAAACAGATTTGAATAAAAAGGTATTACTAGAATTGAAATATCATGAATTGAGTAGCAAAATAGGATGGATTCAGTTATCCATTATTTTTGCTTCGACTGCCATTACTTTTATACAAACCGCGGATGGTGTATTTGTATTTCCAGAGACTTATATTTCAACAATTGTTTCGATTAGTTTATCTACTTATGTAGCTTTAATTTTAGCGATTTCCAGGTTTTTCAAGTTTGATGAATCGAAGGAGCAAATAGTCAATTTATTGTCTACTTTTGCTTTGTATATTAATAAATTAAAAACACGCAAGCAAATATTGATTGATCATAATTTTAATTATTATAAGCGTGATATAGATCATGAATATAGCGAATGGGAAAAACTGAAAGATATGTTTGATAAAGATGGTTCAACAGAATTAAAAGTAAATATAGATAATGGAATTGATATGCTGTTGACAAAGAAGGATATTTTAAAGTACAGAGAAGAAATGTTGACGTTGCAATTACAGGAATTCATAATTGAACAACAAGCTTCTATTTATAGTAAAATGGAACCACTGATGTTTAGTCATTTATATAAATACAAGACGGATGTGGGGTGTTTGAATAAAGTATTTATGCGTATATTTCACACAACAAAGTTTCATAAGAAAGCACGTGATATTTATTGTATGCAAGAAATCGATAAAGTACGCCATACAAATGATATAGAAGTGAAATCGAATGAATTGCGAAAGATAAATTTAGAATTGAAACAATTACAAAGAGATAATAAAACAATCGAAAAAGTAAGAAATACAGTTGAAGATGAAAAGATACGCAAAAAGATGGAACAATTATTTTCAAAAAAGCAAAATATTCGAGAACAGTTAATCAGCGCAAAGAGTGAAGTAGACGATACAAAAAAATTATTGAAAGCATACAAATCGAATCAAAATACCGAAAAGATTTATAAAGAGTTAAATAAAAATATTAATATTGAGCATGAATTAGGAATACGTGATTCTGAAAGGTTTAATGTAAGTGATATTGAAAAGAAAGAAGAAGCTCTCAAAAATTATAATTTTATTCACAGTCAAGTTACAGATAAAATGAAAGAATTAGAAAAATTAAAAGAACATGAATATATTTTAGCTCACGAATTGTATTATCCAGATGAATATTATGGAATTACCGAAGATCAATTAAACGAACACAATTTAAATCAAGAAAACCGACAATTTTATGGTACAAAAAGGTATCCAAGTTCTCCAAGTAGTAGTAATTTTTCTTGTAGTAGTTGTAGTAGTGACGAGAAACACCTTTCGAAGCAAAGTATATTTAATCGAATAAAACGAGGTACTTATAGTAAACATAAAAAAGAAGAGAACATAAAGTTAGAGAAAAATGATTTATTGGAGAATGAAGATAATATAGAAGAAATAAATTTGAAAGAAGACAATAATGAATGCTTAGTAAATGAATGCTTTGTGAATGATGGAATAGATTCTGATGTATTATCAGAAAATAGTTCTATAGAATTACCGAGACATAAAAATCATCAATTGCGAAGACAATCAACTTCTTTATTAGGTCATATATTTAATTTTAATTCTAATAGTGAAAATAATTTAGAAGATCAAGAAGATGTTTATGATAAAGTATAATTGTATAATAATGGACAAAAAGATTATACAATTACCAATAGAAAATAATAAAAATGCAAAACCGAGTGAGAAAAAACGGAGACAAGTTACCGAAAAGGGATACTGGAATCCAGATATTGATGCTATGAAAGTGTTGTTGCAATTAAAAAATAATGATCCGGAAAATGATGATGAAATAGTAATAATGAAAGAAGTGCAAAGTAAACTAAGCAGTTATAAAACACAAGATAAAAAGAAGAAATTGTTTGACAATAATAAAATAATTTCGTCGAGGCAAATTATCGATAAATTGCTTGATTGTGAATTATGTTGTTTTTACTGTAAGGAAAAGGTAAAATTAGCATATGAATACATAAGAGAGCCTTTGCAGTGGTCTTTGGACAGATTAGATAATAATTATGGACATAATTATGATAATATTGTAATAAGTTGTTATTTATGTAATGTGAATCGGAAAACGATGCATTTTGAACGTTATAAATTCACCAAAGAATTAGTATTGGTTAAAAAAGAAGAAAGCGTTTAAAGAAATATAAAAAAGTAGGCTAGAAATAGTATATGAACACATTACCAATACATCAAAACATATACAATAAGTTGGATTATTTTACTCAATCAAATAATATACCACATATTATTTTTCATGGCAAAACGGGTTCAGGAAAACGGACGATTGTTAACAATTTTTTGAATAAAATATATCATAATGACAAGCAAAATATAAAATCCAACGTATTGCATGTGAATTGCGCTCATGGAAAAGGAATAAAATTTATTCGAGAAGATTTAAAATTTTTCGCAAAATCAAATATTCAAACAAAGCAACATGTTCCTTTCAAATCGATTGTTTTATTAAATGCGGGGTATTTAACTATGGATGCACAGTCAGCGCTGCGAAGATGTATTGAATTATTCAGTTACAATACCAGATTTTTCATCATTATTGAAAATAAAAATAAACTATTGAATCCGATTTTATCTCGATTTTGTGAGATTTATGTACCTGAATTTATGAATGCAGATCAAGAAATATTAAATTTGCATAGTTTTTTCATAGATAAATCATACGATATTGATCAAACAAAGGAAAATGTAAAATTAATTCACGATAAATGCAAACATATGGAAAAAACACACGAAAGTTTCATGAGCATAGCAGAAGAGTTATATCAGAATGGAATGTCATGTTTAGATTTAATAGAATACGTCAATCAAAATGAAGATATAAATGAAACAGATAAAATAACAGTAAGTTTATGTTTTGATAAAATTCGATCAGAATTTAGAAATGAAAAGTTATTAATGCTGTTTATTTTAGATTTTATATATATTCGTTCAAATAAGGATTTAAAATGTATTTCGGTATTATAATTATTTATGGACGATTTCGTATTATCCAATTTACACGAATCTAGAAACGAATGGTGTAGTCGCTTAGTAACAATATTCACTCCTTTAGTGAATGAGGGGATTCGATCAATCTTTAATGAATCTTGGAAACTATGTTTAGATAATGATGAAGCAAACAAATATTTAATGACATTTCAAAATCTTTTGTCTCGTATTCCCAAGTGGAATAATACAATTATCGAAGAAGAGAAAAATCGTATTATTGAACGTAGTTCATGTGAATATTTGGAGGACTTAATTACATGCGTTCACATTATTCAGTTAAAGGTTCTTACATGTATTCGTGTAGGTAACAAGCAAAAGAAGATTGATATTTCAATACCTAATTTGAATGATTTTATTCATAAGGTATATATTCATGTTGCACGAAAGGTATATTCAAACGTATACTTGTTTGAAAAGAGTTTAACTCCTTTACAGCAGCAAAAAAATAATCGTGAGTTTGAAGTAGTCATTCAAGAATGCATATTGACAGCTATTCGTGATTCAATTCCTACACAGGCTATTATTCGTGCTTATATGGACGAAAGTGTTGAACAAGAAGAAGAAGTTTTTGTAGAAAAGATTGAAGAGCCTGAAGAAGAAGTGAATGAAGAAAAGAAGGAAGAGGAAAATACTGATGAAGAAAAGAAGGAAGAAGAGATTCCAGAAACGGTTCCGTCAATTAAGAACAAGGACGATAACGAAGTTGTAACTCGGTTAACCTTTAACAATGTAGATAATGTATTAGACGAAACAAATAATGAGCAAGAAGTTGAAGCACCTAAAACAATTGAAGCATTAAATAATCTTAGCCTGGAGCGTGCGATGAAAGAAGCACAAGAGGATGATGATGATGAAAAGATTATGTTTCATGATGAACCTGTAAATTTAACTGATTTCGAAGTATTAGATGATCCATTCAAGAAAAATGATGAAATTCTTCTTGATAATGTCGAAGTTTTAGGTTAATTTAGGTTATTCGTTATAATACAGAATAAAAGGTCTATTTTTTCATATATAATGGAGAAAATATTTTTAGCAGCAGCAGTAACAAGTGCAGTTTATATAGCGATGACACTTGTCGAATCTAAATTCTTAAAAAAAGAATTTAAGCCTGTAAAAGAAATGATACGAGAAGGATTTTTTGTATTTTTATCTGCTTTGTTCGGGTTATTTATCTTCTTTAAGATGAGTGGTTCATTTACAGATTTTTTTAACGTAATTACAGAAACTAAAACAACAGATTTGAAATCTACTCAAGTTTTTACTGGGGAACCAGAATTTTAAAATATTTGTATTTTATATAAATATTTTATGGATAAATCCGGAGAAAAACCGAAAAAAGAAAGAAAAACAAGGAAAAAGAAGTCTCCTCAAAATAAAACAAAAAAAATATATAAAAATGGTCCTCGGTTGAATGAAAAAATCATAGAAATGCTGTCCAAATTAGCAAAATTAATGCAAAATAAGGGAAAGTATATTAGAACAAGTGCTTATTCAAAGGCTAAGAATAGTATTATGGCATTTCAAGAAAATATTACTGATTTGGATCAGTTGGATGAAATACCGAATGTAGGTCCAGCGATCAAAGAAAAAGCAGTTATATATATTGAAACAAATACACTTCCATTATTTGAGGAAGAAAAAGAAAATCCTATACATATTTTAACAGAAGTTCATGGTATAGGTCCGGTCAAAGCGAAAGAGTTGATTGAAAAACACAATATTACTACTATTGATCAACTTCGCACAAAGGAAGAATTATTGAATGATGTACAAAAAAAAGGATTAAAGTATTACGAAGATTTGATTAAACGTATTCCCAGAGATGAAATAGAAAAATACAATATCGAAATTAATAGTGTATTTGAAAAAGTAAAAACAGTAGATGCAAGGTTTGAAATAGTGGGTAGTTATCGACGTGGATTAAAAGAATCAGGAGATATTGATGTTATTTTAACAGCAAAAGATCCATCATTTTTCCGTTCTTTTATTGCTGAATTAAAAACGAAGAATCTTATTTTGGAAGTATTGTCTGAAGGAGATACAAAAAGCTTTGTAATAGCAAAATTGTCCTATTATAAAACAGCTCGTCGTGTTGATTTTATGTATACACCTCCAGAAGAGTTTCCATTCGCAATTCTCTATTTTACAGGAAGCAAAGAATTTAATACAAGTATGCGTGCATATGCATTAAAATTAGGTGTTTCTTTGAATGAACACGGACTCTCCAAAAAGGCTGGAAAGAAGAAGGATGAAGAGAAATTAAAAGTAGATGTAAAGACGGAAGAAGACATTTTTAAGAAATTACATTTAAAATATGTTGAACCGGTGAATCGTATAAATGGAAATAATGTAATTAGTACGATTCCAACTATTATTCATAAAGCAGAACCTAAAGATTCTGAATGTTTTACAAGTTGTGAGACTGTTCCGGCTGGAAGCTGTGGAACAGGTTGTGAACCAAGTTGGACATCTAATAAACAAAAAGATTCTCGTAATTGGTGTACTTGTAATTTGGAGAAAAAGGATTGTGGAACAAAAATATGTCCTGTTCATGGTTCAAAAACAAACAAATCGAATGAAACAAGAAAACAGGTACCAAAAAGAACAAACAAGCGAATTACTTTGAAAAAAATTGAAATTATATCATTAGATACTCCTTCTCAACAAGGATCTCAAGTAGAACAAATCGATAAAATTATAGAAAAAAAATCTCCTTTAGAAGAAAAGATGAAAGAGAAAAAGCTAGATTATAAGCAACGTATTGGGGTGTTTAAAGAAAAGGGTATGGAAATGCTGGAGAAATTTCAAGAAAGTGAATTGAATGAAATGATGGAAAAGGCAAATGATCATTATTATAATCAAGACCCTCTGATGACAGATAATCAATATGACATTATCAAAGAATATGTAGAAGAAAAATATCCTAAGAACGAAATAGTGAAACAAATAGGTGCCCCGGTTACAGGAAAAAATAAGGTAGAATTGCCTTATTATATGGGATCCATGGATAAGATTAAGCCAGATACAAATGCGTTAATTAAATGGAAAGCAAAGTATGATGGGCCATATATAATATCTGCAAAATTGGATGGCATTAGTGGATTATATTCGACCGAAAATGGAGTAGAAAAGTTATATACACGTGGTAACGGAGTAGTGGGTCAAGACATAAGTATGTTTATTCCTTATTTAAAGTTACCAAAATTAAATCAAGCAAAAGATGTAACATTACGTGGAGAATTAATTATTGATAGAAATGTGTTTGAAAAAAAATACAAAGACAAATTTGCAAATCCGCGTAATTTTGTAGCTGGAATTATGAATTCTAAAAATGTAGATACAAATAAGATTGCTGATATTCATTTTGTTGCCTATGAAGTAATTAAACCTGAATTGAAACCAAGTGAACAAATGAAGATGTTGGAGAAAATAAACATTTATACTGTGTTGAATGAAACACACAAGGATATTACGAATGAAATGTTGTCAGAGTTATTGATGAAAGTACGTTCTACCTATAAATATGAATCAGATGGAATTATTGTAGCAAATGATAAGAGTTATCAACGTCAAAATAAGAATCCTGAACATGCTTTCGCATTTAAAATGGTGATTTCGGATCAAATTGCAGAGGCCAAAGTGGTTGATGTTATATGGAGTCCAAGTAAAAGTGGATTTTTAAAACCACGTGTTCGTATAGAACCTATACAATTGGGTGGTGTTAGAATTGAATATGCAACTGGGTTCAACGGTTCCTTTATTGAAAATAACAAGATTGGTATTGGAGCGAAGATACAATTGATTCGAAGTGGAGATGTAATACCCTATATTCGCGAAGTGATTGAACCAGCAGATGCACCAAAAATGCCAAATGTTGAATATCACTGGAATGAAACACATATTGATATTATTTTAGATGATGCCGATTCAGATATTACAGTAAGGGAAAAGAATATTACAGAATTTTTCAAAGGGTTAGGTATTAAAGATTTGGGTCCAGGAAATGTAAAACGTATAATGGATGTTGGGTATGATACGCTGCCCAAAATCATATTGATGAAGAAATATGAATTTGCAAAGGTAGAAGGATTCAAAGAGAAAATGGTGGATAAAATATATAATGGAATACAAGATAAAGTAAAAACAGCAAGTTTGATTGATATTATGTCAGCATCAAATATGTTTGGTCGTGGTATTGGTAAAAGGAAGATTACGCCTATTATGGAAATGTATCCTGATATTCTAACTTCAAATGAGACTCACGAAGAGAAGATTGAAATGTTGAAACAAGTACCAAATATTGGTAAGGAAAATGCGCAAAGCTTTGTGAAAAATATGCATGTATTTTTGCAATTTATGAAAGATGCTAAAATTCAAGAAATACAAGCAAATAAATCAATTTCTCCGAAAAAACCCAAAAATATAATACAAAGTGAATTAACAGGTAAAAAAATTGTAATGACAAAGGTTCGTGATAAAGATATTATAGAAAAATTAGAAGAAGCTGGAGGAAAATTAGCAGATGCTGTCAATAAAGAAACATTTGTATTGATTGTAAAGTCTTATGATGATGATTCTAATAAAGTGAAAAAAGCAAAAGAATTGGGTGTATCGATTATGACTCCCAAGGATTTTAAGAAGAAGTATATGTAAATGATGAACTAGTGGGTTTACAACAACGATGTCGTCTGTTAGATGATAATGGGATAGCAGTAGGAAAAAATAAGTGATTGCAAAGAAAATAACTATACAAATATCTTATGTAACTGTATTAAAAAATTGATTGCATTATTTTTTATATTTTAAATTAAAAATAATGGAACCCAAACCAAAAAAAAAGAAGATTAAAATTATAGCTAAGCCTGTAGAAAAAGAACCGATAGTAGAAGAAACGAATGAAAATCCTGAAATATGTCAAGTGAATGAAAATGTATTATTATATATGGGTGATTGTTTAGAAAAGATGAAGTTAATTCCAGATGATAGTGTACATTTAATATTGTGTGATTTACCATATGGGACAACCAAATGCAAGTGGGATACAATAATTAATTTGGATGAATTATGGAAGCAATACATGCGTGTATTGATCAAGCCTACTGGTGTTGTTGTATTGTTTGGACAACAGCCATTCACATCTCGTCTGATATCGTCTAATTATAAGTGGTTTAAATACAATTTTATATGGAAAAAGAATAAAACAACACAGTTTTTGTTGGCGAATTATCGTCCTATGAAATGTACAGAAGATATTTGCGTATTTTCACCAGGTGGTGCAGCTGCAGCTTCAAGACATAAGGGAAATATGACATATAATCCACAAGGACTTGTTCCTGTAGAAATAAAAAAAAAGAATTCTCAAAAGCGTATAGGAAAAATGTTGAATCAAGCTCATCATTTGGGTCCAAATAATAAATTGATTGGAAATTCAGAATATACGCAAAAATTTACAAATTATCCGATTGAATTGATCGAGTTTGATATTGAAAGTACAACGATTCATGAAACGCAAAAACCAGTAAAATTAATAGAATACTTAATTAAAACGTATTCAAATGAAGGAAATATGGTATTAGATAATACGATGGGTTCAGGAACAACAGGAGTCGGGTGTGTAAATACGAATCGTAAATTTATTGGTATTGAAATAGAACAAAAGTATTTTGATCTTTCATGCGATCGATTAAAAAAGTTGTTTGTTACTTAATTTTACATTTATAAATGTTGCTGTGATTGAATAAACACATTTTCTATCGGTTCGTCTGCTGTTATAATTTGGTTATTGTTTACTGAAAATACTTTTTTTTCAGTTTTGTTTAAATAGTGAATACATTTGAGCATTCCTTCAATATTATCTCCTAGTACGCCCATAGAACGGTTACACGAGTTACATAACCATCCTCGGAAAAGTTCCTTTGTGTGGCAGTGATCAAATACTAGATTTTGTGTGGATTCACAAATTTCACACTGTGCACCTTCTGGTGCAGCATGGGGTATGCCATCTCTTTTGGCAATCTGTAAAGCAACTTTTTTTCCGTCAGCTGCTAATTTAGTGCAGGCGCTACACTCTGGTCTTCGCAAACGATAACCCCATCTATCAAATGCATCTCTACCACTTGTGTTTCCGTTATAGCAATCTAGTGTCTTTATTATATTGCACTTACTACATTTTTTATCTTGAGTCTTTGCATAAGCCAACTCATCTTGTGGATTACTATATACAGTATGTCCAACAAATCGCGCGTAATGTTGTAATTCTTTGGTTGATGTCATTATTAAGAGCTTATCTTGTTAAAATTACTTTAAAAATATCAATTTTTTACTATTTTTGAGAAGAATGACGTATACAATTAAAAAATTGATCTTTTAAATTTCAAAAAGTATCTTTAAGATACTAGTTCAATTTGTAAATAATGGTTTTGAAATTATTTACAACTTTAATGTTATTAATCGACTCTAAAATTACAATTAAACATCCGGATATTCCGTCATGTAAACGTTGTAAGTATTATATGCCATCAGATTTCTTGAGTTATCCTGAATTGGCTGAATGTAAAAAGTTCAAATACTTTGATCAAAGAACGGGACATCATGAATTCCCGTATGCAAAAACATGTAGAAGTAAGGAATTCATGTGCGGTACAGAAGGTAAGTCTTTTGTATTTAATAAAAATTTAGAAAAAGGACTTAGTAAAAATAAGGCATAATCGAATCAATATTTATTGTTGGTTCATTTGTTGTGCTACATAAAAATTGTGAAAAATATGGATCATCTAGTTGATCTTGGGGTAAATGGTTGTGTACACTTCTTGCAATCATTTTATATAATTTAAAATCTGGATATCGTTCTTCTCCATTTTTTTTATAGAGTACGTTTTTTCCATAATCATCAGTACACCATCTATCGATCGTTTTTTGAAAAGTATTGAATTTTGATTTATCATCGTCAATTTCAATCATAAAATCATATATACTACATCCTAATCTGCACAAGTCAAAACTCATATTGGGTTCGATTAGTGGTTTACTTTTATTATAATATGGCTCAAAATTATATTGTGTAGCAGCATCATCTCCAGGAGCAAAGCTATCACTACAGAATACATGATTTTCAAATTTATAAATAGCACGTCCAAAATCAATCAATTTGAAGATTTTACCAAAAGTAGGTATTTTGTAGATTTTCGCATTATATTGGTAATAAATATATTCAATATCTGTCTCAATATACATAATATTGTTTGTATGAAGATCATTATGTGTAAACCAATACGCCTTTTGCAAAACCAATAGAGTCATAATAATTTGCATTAAGTAAGCTGCTCCATTTTCTTCATTCACTAATTCATTTTCAAGTAATTGATCAAATGTGCCATCACATTTTTCTAAGCAAATGCTTTGTGTAGGATAATTGGGAATATATGCATAGGTATTTTCTTCAGGAGTCTCGCTTTCGCTGTTTTCATCACTATCATCAGTTTCATCACCTGACTCTTCCTCGTGACCTTCACCATCAGATTCTTCATCATCGTCATCACTATTGACTACTTCACTATCATCACTACTGGATTCATCATCGCTAGTATCTTCTTGTTCTTCGTTTGGTTTATTTAGTTCGTACACAGTTTGTCCTGTGTTTTCAGTATTTATTTCGTCAAATGTTATTTCAGGTAAAGAGTGTGCACTTACGTTGTGAACAATTTCATCAGAAAACACTAATTTATCTTTATTAGCACGAGAACCGTAACTAAAAATATTTTGATATTGCAAATTTTCAATATCGAATGTTTTATTCATGTTATCTGTAAAATAAGAATGACTGTATAAAAATTCTAAATCATCACTAATATTTGTTTTAAATTTGTTTTGTATTCCTAGAAAAGAACCATAATAATCGATTCCATGAATGAAGTTATGTTGATGTAATAATTTGCTACATAAAAAAGAGAAGAAGTTGTCGATATAAGAAATGTTGTTTTTATCTAAAAGTTTTTTGTTAATCGTTTCGTTTTCTTGTAAATTAGGTAAATATTGAATACTTGAATCATCCACATATTTGCCTATCAAGAATTTTAAAGGATTTACTAAAGGACTACATTTAATGAAAACATTTCGCTTTAATTCTTCATTCGAATCTGTATTTACGACTGTTTCTAAGTCTTTCATTACATACTTGTGTTTCAGAGTAATTTGATTAAAATGATCATCTTTCAAAGGAAAAAATACTTTTAAAATGGGGTTATAAAACTGACTTTTGGAGAAAGAAAATAGGTTATAGTCAAATGGATGATCTTTTTTATATTTATTTTCTAAAGAAGGGAGATCAATATATGTATTTTCTAGATAGTCTAGTGTAAATTTAGGAGTATTTGACGTCATAATAAAATGATTATAGTTGGTATTTACATTTTTTCTTACAAGTTTTAACTAATAAGTTCATAATTATATATATTTTTGTAATCATATAATATTAAATGTCATTAGAGTTAAGAAAATTTAATATGCGTGATATCACGTTTAAAAAAGAAGAAAATAAAGGACCCGTTATTGTTATGATAGGAAGACGTGATACAGGTAAATCGTTTCTAGTAAGAGATTTATTATTTTATCATCAAGATATTCCTATTGGAACAGTTATTTCTGGAACAGAGGCTGGAAATGGGTTTTATGCAGCACATGTCCCTAAATTATTTATTCATGAAGAATATAATACGGTATTGATTGAAAATATATTAAGAAGACAAAAAACAGTCCTAAAACAAATGAATAATGATATGAAACAATATGGAAGAACGACTATCGATCCGAGAACATTTGTTATTTTAGATGATTGTTTATATGATCAATCATGGACTCGTGATAAAATGATGAGACTGATGTTTATGAATGGTCGTCATTGGAAAATTATGTTAATTATTACTATGCAATATCCTTTAGGTATACCTCCTAATTTAAGAACAAATATTGATTATGTATTTATATTAAGAGAACCTTATTTAACAAATAGAAAGCGTATATGGGAGAATTATGCAAGTATGTTTCCTACGTTAGAGGCTTTTTGTACAGTAATGGATCAAACTACAGAAAATTATGAATGCTTGGTTATTAATAATAATGCAAAATCAAATAAATTGAATGATCAGATTTTTTGGTATAAAGCAGAGAAACAACCAGATTTCAAATTAGGGTCAAAAGAATTTTGGGATTTATCCAAAGATATGGGATCAGATGATGAAGGAGAAGCATATGATCCTAGTAAAAATAAAAAAAGAAATGCAACAAATATTAATGTAAAAAAAACAAAATGGTAAATTAGAATTCAGAGTCACTACTAAAACTTAATGTGCGACCAACACGATCGACTATGATAGCAACATCCGCGTCGCTATCATCTGTTTCACTAGCTGTTTCACTACTAGATTCTTGAGTATAGTTTTCTGCAACATTCAAGAAGTTAGATGTTGAGTTTGAAGATCTTGAGTTATCTTGATCAGAATATAAATTATAATTATTAATTCCCTGAAATAAAAAATGAAATTCACTATTTGGTATATTGGATGGTATATTACTACTTTGATTATTTGATGCATCCAATAACATATTTTGAAAAGAATCACTATGACTATTAGTGTCAGGTATATTGTTCGATGAGTTAGTCCGAAAAAAAGGTTGATGAAATCCTTGTTGATTACTAAGAAATGTATTAACATTTTCGACTACGTTTACATTCATTTGCAACATATTTTCTAATTGAGATGCAGCCTGTACTACTTCCTCATTATTATCTATATCTTCGCTTGATTTATTTCGTCTTTCAATATGACATAACGGATCGGTAATGTTGTTAATATTTTCAAAGTCTGGACATTTACTACTATATGTAATTCTCATTTTGTTTGACAATTTATCTTTTTTCACAATTTTTCTTCCGAAAATAGGATTATATTTTATAAGTTTATACATTTTATTCATAAATTCTTCTTCACATGATGTTTTTTGACGGGTATTTAAGCTTTTTTTTGATAGTAAATACAATCTTAAATAAGGTTTCATAATTTTAGCTAACAGTTGTTTTGGAAAATTATCATTTATTTCTCTGAATTGAAACCTTTGGGGTTTTTTCTTATTATAGTAAGAAAACATTCTTCTAATTTCTTTATCAATCCTGTTTGCATCATTTATTTTAAAGAATGAATCTATATTAAATTTGCGAATATCATATTCATTATATTCTTGAAAGTAAGATAGATTTAAATTATGTAAAAAGAAAGAATGAAACAAAGTAGGAACGTTGTAATAAGAAAATTTGAAAAAAAAGTAAATATTATACAAATTAGATTGATTGAAAGGAGTGTTATCATATGGGTTTTTAATAGATTGAATATCTGGAAATCCATAATCTTCTCTGCTCAAGCTTGTATTAATAATTTCTTTCAAATCATGCAAAGTAAAAATATATTTTCTTGAATTGTGCAATACACAGCAATTGTTTTTTTTATGATTAATAGAGTTCAAGTACATATCAGATTCATTTGCAGTTTTCGCAATTTTATGTTTTACTATATGTACAAATTTGGACAAAGCCAAGTAATGTCTTTGTAATATATTAAATCTGGTATTAAATTCTATTTTAGATGTAGGACTTGTAAACGGATTTTCATTATATTCCTTGAAATATTTGAATTTTTTATTAGAAATAGTTGATAGAGTTTTTTCTTTATTGTGGATAAATCCGGTTAAAAAATAATACATATGATTTGAATTATCAATCTGTTCCATTATATTTGAATCAATACTAAATAAGCTGTCACTAAACGTTTTATAATCTGGTTTTTCTTGAATTATAGAATTATAGGAAGCATCTGGCATATGAATACATTTTGCTAGGATGGTATAAAAGACGCTCATTTAAAGATATAAGCAAAATATGTTTATATCTTTTTATTATACTTTATTCTCACCTGAGGCATCGTTTGTCTTTTCAACCACATCTACCTTTTCATCATTATCCTTTTGTTCACGTTCAATCGTTTCTTTTACAAACAATTCATTTCTGATTTGAGTAGATTCCGCGGTAGTTGCTTCTCTGGATTCAAAATCAACAGTTTCCTTTACACCTGTCAAATTTCCTTCTTCGTCGATGGTTTGTGTCAGAGTGTTTCCACCAGATTTTGCCTTTTCGATATTCTCCATAATAGCCTTCTTCTTTGTTTCGCGAATGCGCTCTTCAAAGTCTTTCTTGGCCTTTTCTTCATTCTTCATTTTCTCATGATGTAATGCATTCAATTCTTCCTCCAAGTGCTCAACACGTCCAGTTTTATAAGCATCAGGATCCCATGGAACCCAAATACCAACGGGCGCAACAAAGATATCATGGTTAGGATCTTTCTCACGAAGGCTTTTGCATTTTAATTCTGCTTCATCTTGTGTAGGAAATGCTCCACGGAATTTCATACCGCGAACAGATGTTTGAAAAGAATGATCACGACTGAATTGTTCGTTTAATTTTTCCTCTTGCTTATCCATAAAGTTTTTGTAATCGTCTTCAATTCCACTCTTCTTAAGCTTTGATGATTCTTCTTTAACAAAATCATTAAAATCATCAATTAATTTCTCAACATCCAAAGTATGTTTATATGCCATAAAATGAATAAATTCAAAATAGCGTTCCATAGATTTAGAAAATTCCCATTGTTTAATAAATTGGTTAAATAAATACACTTCACGTTTCATGAGGATCTTTTCAGGAGATACAAATGACATACAAGCAAACTTTTGTCCTGCAATAGCAGGATCTTCATCGCACAGGTCTACGTATTTAGGATTAGTTTCTCCGTTACGCAAAGTTTTCTTTTCAAAACTAGACATTTAGGATATATTTATTAATTCTAAATGTGTTTATATGTTTTTCATCAAAATATTTTTTTTGTTTTAATATATTATATAATGGATCCTAAAGTTGATTTCCAAGAACTTTTAAAACGTGCTATCAAGTATTTAGTAGAGGGCCTAGCTGTAGGTATTTGCGCTATGTTAATCCCTAAGAAGCAATTATCAGTTGAAGAGATTGTAATTATCGCCTTAACAGCTGCTGCTACATTCAGTATTTTAGATGTATTTATTCCTGCTATGGGTACTTCCACAAGACAAGGTGCTGGTTTCAGTCTCGGTACATCCTTGTTGGGTGGCTTGAGAATTGCTGCATAAAAAAACAATATTTATAATTAATACATGTAAATATTGTTTATAGAAAATTAGAATTTAGAAATTAGAAATTCTGCAATATAAATCATAACATCATCTAATAATTTATTATTTGATATTTTAAGTAAGATATTAATATATTTATTTATTTTTTTCTCCATTTTACACTTCAATATATAAAGTTTATTTTTAAACGATTGTTCGTGGATTAATTCCCATAGGCAATAAGAATGACACCATCGATTATAAATTGATGATTCAGAAATTCTTTGCAATTGTGTAACGTGCGTTTTCCAAATATTTTTACGGGACTTTTTGTATTTTTTAAATTTATCATCGATAATTTTATAAACTTGTGAATCTTTAGGTATTGAAACGGTAGTCATCTTTTATTTTAAATAGTAAAACAAAAATTTATCAATTTTATACCAGAAAGTATATTATATTATGCGTTACTAGAATGTAATAAAGGTTCTTTTAATTCTGAATTTTTATTATAAATAGTGAAATAAATAAATATTAATGATATATCAAATGTAGCTAAGAATATGTTAACAGTTAAAAATGGATATAATTTATTATGTATAGTGTATGGTAAAAATAAGATTTGTGTTATTAAATTCATACTTATCGTTTGCATCGAAATATCTTCCATAGTTTGTTTTTTAATAGTTAAATATATTTGTGGTAACATCATTAAACATGCATTTGCAGAACCAATATATCCAAATATTAAAAATATATCGTCATTCATTATATAGCCTTTATTTTTATTTCTAATTCTTTTTCATATGTTTTATAGTTTATTACAGTCTATATTTTTTTGATTTAAAAAATATGGTACTAGTTCATCGTTTTTATAATCATGTATATATTTAATTTCTTTTATTCCTGCAGCAATCAATAGTCTTGTGCATATTAAACATGGATAATGTGTAATATAGGCAGTACAATCTAGACTAGATACTCCGCGTTTAGCACAATCACACAACGCATTCTGTTCTGCATGGATAGTTGCTTGTTCGTGATTGTCGCGTATAATACTTTTATGTATACATCCTGGTAGAAATCCGTTATATCCTTGACTTATAATACGATTGTCTTTAACTAATAAACAACCAACTTGAAGGCGTTCACATGGAGATCTTTTTGATGTTACTTGAACTATTTCTTTAAAATACGTATCCCAGTCGGGTCTTTCCATGGTAATTTAGATACAATAGTGAAAAATTATTATATAGTTTATTTATATAATAATGAATAGTATTTTTAAAAGTATAAATAAAACTTTGACACGCATAGTAAAATCAAAGAAGACAGCTACTCGTAAAATATATCCTATACAAAGTAAGAGCAAAACCCTTAGTAAAAGCCTTAGCAAAAGTAAGACTGTTAAAAAACCCCCTAGTAAAAGTAAAAGCAAGTCTCTTAGCAAAAGTCCTAGTAAAAGCAAAAGTAAGAGTGTTAGCAAAAGTAAGAGTCCTAGTGATTCAAAAATAGCTGATTACATTTTCAGATCTGCTCATTGGTCTGGAGAAAATCAAGAGCCAAATAAAAAGAAAGCTCTTGCTATTATCAAGAGCCCTGATTTTAATCCTAATCAAAAGTCTAAAAAAGGAGTTCATTTATTCCATTTAGCTTATAACTCAGGACAAAGAGACATAATCAAGTTATTTATAGAAAACCCTAAAACAAATACTGATGTAAAAGATGCAAGTGAGGCAACTGTTTTACAAAAATCAATTGCAGCAAGAAATAATGTTGTTATTGGATATTTTAAGGATAACAAAAAAGTTCCAACTGCTTTGAAAAAATTAGTTTGATTGAATAAAAACTGAATTATATTGATGTTGTACTTTTACAAAAGTAGTACATCTTTCCATATCTTCAATACTAGGTGCATTAATGTAGGTACATGTACTACGCAAACCACCCAAATAATCGAGTACCGTATTATTCAAATCTCCTTTATATGCGATTTTCAATACACGGCCTTCAGAAGAGCGGTATTTTTCCATTTTTCCATAATGTGTCACTTGAGCTTTGTCAGAACTCATGCCGTGGAAAAATTTGAATTTTCTTCCGTCAATATCTTGGACACTTCCGGGATTTTGATCATGTCCTGCAAATTGTCCTCCAACCATGACAAAATCAGCTCCTCCACCAAATGCTTTTGCCATATCACCAGGACAAGTAATGCCACCATCAGATATAATATGTCCCTTAAGAAATTCTGCTTTTCTACTACATTCTAAGACAGTAGATAATTGAGGCATGCCAACACCCGTTTTGATGCGTGTAGTGCATGCACTTCCAGGACCGATACCAACTTTGACTACATCTACTTTACCATCTAGAATTAGTTTTTCAACTAGCTGTGGGCAAACAACATTTCCAGCAACAATAATTTTATCGGGAAATGTTTGACGTACTTTTTCGCAAAATGTAACTAGATTGCTTATATATCCATTTGCAATATCAATACAAATCCAATTACAACTGATTACTTGAAAAATAGAAATTAGTTTTTCAATAGCATTATCATTAATTCCTGTAGAAACCATAAAATGATTGGGATCGATGTTTTTTTTATTAAATTCTTTATAATCTTCGACGGAATAGAACTTATGTAAGGCGGTTACTATTTTATATTGACTTAAACACTCGCATACTTCGAATGTACCGGTAGTATCCATGTTTGCAGAAATAATGGGAGTTCCGCTCCATACTACAGGAGAGTATTTGAAATGCGTAATAGTTCGCTCTAGACTCACTAAAGAACGACTATTTAGGTTGGATGGTTTTGGTTTGATAAGGACGCTGCTAAAATCGAGCTTTACGTCTTCCTCGATTTTACTACCCATTAAAATATATTACACGTAATATTTAATATATTTTATTAAGTATATTTTGTTATACAGTTGGGAAAAATTGCCAGTCAAGATCACCACACACTTTCTTCCAAATCATATCTTGTTCTAACTGTTTTTCACGATCTTTCATCATCGGTATATAGGGTAAATATTGGGTTTGATCAAGCAAAACACACAATTGATAAAGAGTATACGTATAGTTGAAAAAATTGGTTCGATTTGGTGGACAGTGCACAGCCCATGGTTTTTGAATTTCAATAAAGAGTACACACAAGGTTTCATGTAGTTCTTCGTTCATAATAGGGGGTTTGATACCAAATAGCGAATTGATATATTGAATGTGTTCAAAATATTTATTTAATCCCAGTTTTCGCAAGATTTCTCTCATTTTGTCGTAATTGATTTGTTTCATATCGGTAATTCTTTCCTTTTTAATACGAGCCTTGATTGCATCGATCACGTCATCAGGAATTTGTGTAGATTCTTTTGCCTGGAATTGTGATAATATTTCCTTAAAATGATTAAGTCGAATGTATGCTGTATAAGATACTTCATTTGGTGGTTCTTTATTATTTGGTTTAGAACTGTCTATTATATAGGTAATAAACTGACCACATTTCGTGTTGTTACAAATGAGGATTCCCTCTTCATCTTGAGGAATAAGTTCTCCATTATGACAAACTTCACAAATATCAGACGTAATTAAGTAATCTTGGATGGTTCCAACTTCTTTGTTAATGTTGTACCAGTATTTCTGATAGGACTTTTTAGACATAGTATATTTATCACTTGTCAAATTAGAGGATTCTTCCGTTTTGGCTTTAATCTTGAAAAAAGAATTTAGTACTTTTGTATTTTGATTGATGATATTATCGCCTTCTGAAATTTGTTTCTTTTGTTCATAAAAATCAAAAATATATTTGGAATTGTCTAATAAATATTTCTTCTTTTTTCGTTTCAGTACTTTGATCTCTTTTGTTATTTGTGTGACTTTGTCCTGAATATCTAATTTTTGATCAATATCATTAGAATTAAGTTGCTCTAACTGATCCTGTAGCTGTTTACGTTCTTCTTGTAATTTTGGTACTTTTTCAGTTACATCAATATGGAATTGTTGAAGCATGTCATTATGTTTTTCATCTAAATTATTGATTGTTGACATTTTAATAAAAATAGTAAATATGTTTTATGTAGTTTTTTGACAATTCGATATATTTTGAGTTTTTTTATAGTGATAATTTATAATAAATAATGGATGGGAATACAAATACAAATACAAATACAAATAAAGGAGAAGATATTAAAAAGGTACAGGATGCAATAAATCGAATTCAAGAAAATACAAAAAATTACGCCCCGCTTTTAGCAAGACTAAAATCACAACAATCACAAGAATCACTAAAACTACCACCACCACCACCAAGCGAAGAAACAGGAAACGAAAAAGGAATTCTTGCTGCAAAAGTTGAATCTTTACGTAATTTTATAGATTCATATGGATTAGGTTTAATTGCAGAAGAAGAAGGCTTAAAAGATCAAGGCTCAACAGAAGAAGGCGCAACAGAAGAAGGCGCAACAGAAGAAGGCGCAACAGAAGAAGGCGCAACAGAAGAAGGCGCAACAGAAGAAGGCGCAACAGATGAAGTTTTAACAGAAGAAGAAGACTTTACTATAATGAAAAAAATGGAACAAGAGGCGAAAAATGATCTTTCGGTTCCCATAGATGAGCAGCAGGTTGAGGAGAATTCAGATAATATGGCACTAGCAGAAGATGAAACAGCAGGTTCCGTACAATCTCAAGTAGCACCTACAATAGCAGTAGGACCTTCAATAGAAGATAAAAGAGAAATAGACGACGCTCTTTTAAAATCCTACATAATAGATATTAATAGAAAAGTTAATGCATTATTGGATGCACCGAGAAAACAATCAATCACTCTTCCTATTACAAAAAACGTAATTATTCAAAAATTATTAGATCCTAATAATGTTTTTTCAAAAAAAATTAATTATTCTAATGGGTTTCAATTTAAAGAAGCTAATCCGCTTACTATTTTAAACGGTATTAATCATTTCTTTCAAGTTGAATATAAAAATTTATCATCACCTGATACCGAGATACATATTACTCCTACAATATTAGGAATGCATACTGTTATTCCTGCTGAAGTAAGTCATGATTTTGGAAAAGTAACGGTTGACGCTTTTAAAAAAAAATTTAAGGAATTATTAACACAATTGCATAATAAAATACGTCCTGCAATCAGAAACCAGGGAGACAGTAATAATTATAATCAGTTATGCAAGTTGTTCTTTAAAAAATATGCAGCTGAAAATGATATAGGTTTTTTAATAGATTATGATGAAGCAGATATTGGACTTTTAATCTTGGGTTTATTAACAAAAACACCAGGTCAAACATCTCGAGTCTTAAGTACATCTGCAGGTGTTCATTATCAATTAGGTTCAGCAAGTAATCTTGGTGGTACTTGTCCTGACTTTTCGAGTATATCTAATGGGAAAGAAGAGCATCGACCCATACAAATTACTAGTGATGCTGATGCTAGCTGGAGTATTAAATTTAATCAAGATACTCCATTAACAAACTATCTATTTCCAGCTATAAATAACTTTGATGCTGGTGCAGCTGCATCATTTATATCAGATGTTAGTCCGGAAGAAAGACTTAGATTTACTAGTCCGTTTTTACAAAGTAACTTACAAAGTAACGACGAAGAAGTAATGGAGGAGGACAATACTCAAGAGAATGGCGGCATAGATTGGAGTCTTTATCAAAAAGGTAAAATAAAAATTGTATTAAATAGTATATTAACAGGTGAACCTGTATTAAAGATTGAGTCGGTTGAGACGCCTGGGACGGGTTTTCACATTACGTTATTAGCGTCAGCGTCAGGTAGGAAGAATTTAGTAGAAATTGGACCTATTGATATCAAGAGTGTTAATAAAACTGATGTAGAGCGTACGGTTAATCAATTAGTTACCGAACATACAAATAAAATAACTCCAGAACGATATTGTTATTTAATGATGTTAAAGCAATTAGGAGATAGTATTGTATATCCTACTATTCATTTTAAGAAGTTATATGTTATGTATCAACAACTAGTTATGTATCAACAACTAAACGATATAACAAATGTGGATTTGATGAAACGTCTAAGAGAAATACTTTATAATACAGTTCATATGATAAATTCAGGAGATTATAGTAATATGTTTATCATGACAAATCTATTTATATTTATAAAGGAAAATGGACAGGTAGATGTAGATTTTATGGAAAATCTTCAAAAAATGCCTGCATACATTTCTGGAAAAATAACTGGTCAACAAAATGGATTTTTTCCATACTCGTTAAATTCAATCATAGAAACAAGATTAATGCATCAACTAGTAGATGAAATACAAGATTTAACCTTTTACAAAGTTGGAAATTTATCAGAATTTATGACATCAATAACACAATTTTTTGAATCAAAAAAACGCGGAGCAGAGTACTATAGTGTTGATCGAGTTGTAAGTATACCAAATTATACTCCAAGAGTTATTTTTGATATAAATAATACTAAATTGTTGCTTGGAAAAACTTTTGTTATGGTCAAAACTCTTTTTGATAAAGGTTTAATACAAAATGAGGTGTTAATAGGAGCGTTTAACAATTTTTCTAATAATGTACCAATCGACAATTTTCTAGAACATTACTATACAAATGGAAAAGAGTTATATACAAAAATAATTGGTCACCAAATATATAGCGAATATAAAGAATTTATACAAGACTTTGTAGATGTATTAGAATATTATTTGTTATTTTATAATTTCTTTTGTAATAAAAAACCAGAATACTTTTATAATGATTTTGATATTATTTGTCATATAATGGATGTTATGGATGATTTTAAAGATCTAGAACAAGAACAAAAAGAAAAATATATTTTTTTAAATGATTATATTCAAGAATATAATAACATACAAGAAGCTAATGACATGGAAGAAGATAATGACATAGAAAAAGATAAAAAATATACATATATATATAATTTTTATAATGACTTTGATTTTCCTCGTGATTTAGCAGAAGAATCGTTAAAAGAATCGATAAAAGAGTCGTTGAATATAGATGATTCTCGTATTTTTAAATTTAAAAGCAACAAACTAACAGACTTGAAGTATATTTGTAGTTATTGTAGTATTTATTTGGAAAGGAATAATATGCGTAAGAAACTGGATATTTTTACTCATTCTCTATTTGTAGAGAGTTTGCCAAATCAATATAATGAAAAGTGGGAAATTGATAAAAAAATGAATGCAATATACAAATCTGTAATAGAGAAACGAGAAAACAACTTAAAGGCAAAGAGTGATATTGCAAGGCTTGATGTTGCTAAATTAAATAATTCGGACGATAATCTAGAAAATATTGCAATTGATCATCGATTATATGGTTGTTATAATAATTTTGTAAATAGGATTGTACATTGGAGTGGATTTTCTAATCATATAGATGAAGATTTACCAACCTTAACACAGCATAATCAACAAGACAGTTACTATTTTACTCCTATTCAAGCTGATATTACTTATGATTCTGCTGGTCCATATGAGAATGGTAAGAATGTTGTTATTACTGCTACCTTTGAAGACCCTATTCCTGATTCACCCGTCCCTCAAATTACTATTGCCGGTTCTGGTATTGCTAATGTTGCTGCTTCAGACATGACAAAAGTCTCTACTACCGAATATACGTTTTCATATAGTGTTCCTACTGGAGATGGTACAGGTACTATTACGTTGTCTGTAGGAACTGATGAAGCTGATAACACTATTACTGTTACTCCAACCAGCGGAAATACTTTTACTGTTAATAATACAAGTATGCGAGATGAAAATGGAGATGGAAATGGATATGGAAATGGATATGGAAATCAAAATGAAAATGATGAAGATGAAAATGATGGAAATCAAAATGAAAATGATGAAAATCAAAATGAAAATGATGGAAATCAAAATGAAAATGATGAAGATGAAGATGAAGAAGATGAAAATGGAGATGGAGATGAAGAAGATGAAGAAGATGAAGAAGATGAAAATGGAGATGGAGATGAAGATGGAGATGGAGATGGAGATGGAGATGGAGATGATGAAAATGGAGATGGAAATGGAAATCAAGATGATGAAGATGATGAAGATGATGAAGATGATGAAGATGGAAATGGAAATGGATATGGAAATGGATATGGAAATGGAAATGGAGATGGAAATGATGGAAATGATGGAAATGATGGAAATGATGGAAATGATGGAAATGATGGAAATGAAAATGGAAAAAGACCTAGATATAATAGATATGATAGTGATGATGATGATAATAGAGATACAAAAAAACTGCGTCGTACTCCATCAAGAAAAAGAAAGCTTGGTGGAGGTAATAAAAAAACCCGTAAAAAGCGTTAATTATTTAC